ACTATTCCACCACCACTAACTGATGGTCTTTCAAATCTTGCACAAGTAAATCCTGAATTAGCAACATGAAATGGTGCATCAGGTGAGGTTGTTCCGATTCCAAGACCTGTACTAGTAAACCTTGCTCTTTCTCCATTATCTATATCAATACCAAGATAAGAGTTAGCATCAGATTCAGGCAGATCAACTTCTAAAATCATGTTGCCACTATCACCTTTAATTCTCACATATTCATTTGTGTCTGTATCTTCTAATCTAATGTGTGGTGTAGTGTGGCGAATATGTAGGGCAGAAGAAGGATCAGTTAGTGTTCCAATTCCTAAACTAGAATTTACAGTATCAACATATAAACCATATATTAGGTTGCCTAAAGGATCAGTATAATTGAATAGTGTCTTTTTAGTATTTGATGTAAGAGTACCTGTTGTACCACTACCACTTGCAGAAAGTAAAGTTGATAAATCTTGACCATCTAAAGTAATCTTTCCAGCATCTATTGTATTTTCTACTGTTAGATTTCCTGAGATAGCTAGTGTTGTACCATTAAAAGATAATTTATCTTTAAGGGAGAATTGACCATCATCATCTAAATAAAATCCTGTATTGGAGTTGTTAAAAGTTCCTGTACCTTCATATAATTTATCTGCTGCAATAGTAATACCACCAATAGTTCCTGTATTTAAAGTAACAACTTCAGCACCTACTGTTAGTTGTACTACAGCCGTTTCAGCACTACTTATTCCTGCAACGGAAGTATGTAAAACTTTTACATCATAAGTTGTGCCTGTATCTGCTTTAATGTGGAAATGATTAATGGGGTAACCGACATCAACTGCATCAAAGTTAGAATCTGTTGATCTTTTATACATGACCACAGTTTTAACAATTTTTTCATCAACGGCATTTGTCCAATTAGCTTTAACATAAACATCAGCCGATTTGATTACCGAACCTGTTTTAACAAACTCTGTTAGGGTTAAGCTAGTTGGTGGTGCTACAGAAGTATCACCTGCTGTTGGGGCTGTTGGTAATGATGGATCAGCTACATAAGTAAAGGTATTAAATACAGCAGAATTATATTCTTTTAGGTCTAATCTTACAGCTAGATATTTGTCATTCATAAATTCAAATGACATTCCTGTAATTTCAAAATCTTTACCATCGTAGCCTAGTCTTTCATTAGTAAAATTAACTACATCACCAACTTGATAAGATAAAAATTCTATTGGCACTACTACAGATAAGGTTTGATCTTGTCTGCCATAATTTAAAGCCATTCTAGCTAATCGTTGGGCTGTATAGGTTGTGTGTGTATAGGGAAAAGATAAATTTAAAAACTTTTCGTAGTTAGGTGAAGATTCTCCTGATGGTGTATCTTCAGTTAAAAATGTGCTGTCTTTATAAGGTGTAATTTCTCCACCAATATAATTATCGCTTGGTCTTACATAAGTGGCTTTGACACCATTAGCTGAACCCATACCTGAAGATTTTGTTGTTATTTGCACAGGTGCTAATACCTTATCGTCTGTAATACTTCCTGCTGCTGTTCTACCCTTACCAACAAATAAAGAAAATTGACCATTGTTGTAATTTAATTGACCGCCACAAGAAGAAAGCATGTGTTCTAATACTCTTTGTGGTTCTTCAGTAGAACCAAACTCACCATTTAAAGTAAAACGATCTTCAGTATCAGAACCCGTAGTAGTTATATCATCATCACAATCATTGGCTGCTTGTTTAAATCCAGCACCAGATGTTTCATCACTAATTTCAGTATCAGTAGCACCAAAACCATAGGTACTATCTTTTAAATAATCACGAATAATTAAGGCTGGGTTACTAGAGAAAGTTCTGTTAGTTGCATGAACTCTAGGATCAACAACTTTTTTTCCTTCTATTTCAAAACTAAATTCAGGGTAACGAGTAAATTTTTCTACATCAAACACACAAGAAATATAGACATAAGCTATGCCTTGTAATTTATGATCTGTTGTCCAAGAGCTACCAATATTAGCTACAGCAAAACCATTAGAAGTTGTTTGATCTCCTTTTTCTATAGTTACTTTGATTAAACTACCACTTGTATAAGCATTATCATTATCGGTATTAACAAAAGCTGATTCAGTAACACGATAAACAGTTTCACTATTTTCTGTGGTAGAAGCAAAATCAGAAGATAAATCTAATTCTACTAGACCACTTCCTGCATCAATGAATATTTTTTTTAGATCGTTAATCTCATGTCCAGCTAAAGCTATGACATTGTGTAATTGATAATTATTTGCCCCTGATGTACCACGAAATACTACAGTACCACCAACTCTAGTTTTGCCATAAACAATATTACGAGCAGCAATAGCGTTTAAACCTGCTGATTTGATAGCTAGATTTTGCCTAGTAGTATCTTCAGAACCTTTAGCACTAAGATAAGCCAAGCCAAACATAGCAAGATTGCCAGCAACTTTTTGTCTCCAAAAGGCTCTGTGCCAAATAGAACCAATATGGCTTGGACTAAAAACACCTGTGCCTGTTAGCCATTGTAATCCTGTCTGTAAAAGTGCTACAGATATGGCTGCTTTTATTAATTTACCTAACATGATTAATACTGTGGTGTTGGTGTTCCGATGTCATCTCCAATATTGCCACCATTACCACCTGATGATGTTAATGATCCCCAATTAACAGTTTGTTCTCTTATTTTGCTAACAAATTCCAATCCTTTATCTCCTGAATAAAGAAAATTTTGAGTTTCAGCAGTATAGAAAAGGTTTTTTGGTCTAGTTAGGTCTATAAGTTTGTTTTCTGCTGAAATAACAACACTAAAGCTATCGCCATCAGTTACTGTAAGTGTGTCCATTCTACCTTTGAATAAAATTACTGATTTATTTTCTCCATCGTGATTACCGACTTCTTCACCTGAATCATTAAAGAAAAACATCTTTATCGTCACAGGTCTGTTTTGATAATCTTCGGTTGTCGCATAAGTAACTATGTTTGCACTTAAACCTGAAATACTAATAGTCATGTTAGTTGAAGATAATTCATTATCTTCTTCAACATTTTCTATATTTAACAGCTCACCAGCCCCTGTATAAGACAAGCTATCGCTGCCTGTGAAGTCTCCTATGCCTGACCACAAATTAAGCGTTCCTGAATCAAATTCTAAGCTGACACCAAAAGCGATCTTTTGTTCGTCATTGGCTAATCTACTAGCTACTGCTGCTGGTACATCATCTCTACTAGCCATTTATAACCTCAACTGCTGTAAAGGAAAGACCATAGATAGATGCTTGATTTACAGACCATGAGACTTGATTAGAAGCTAATCGAAATTGCCCTTTAGGACTTGCAAACTTTACATAATGCCCTGCTGTTATGTCTGCTCTTAGTTTTGGTTCTATTCTGACACCATAATCTGTGCCTGAAGCTGTAGCATCTTCTACAACCATGACATATTGCACAGGATCACCTGTGGTTGCTGCTGCATCTAAAATGGCTAAATAATCGCCTTTTTTGATTGTTCCTGCCCCTGAACCTACTCTAGTTAAAGATAGTCCTGTTGCACCTTTTATATTTTGTCTAACTTTACAATTTGCAGTTGAAGATTCGTCAATTAAAGTTCTATCGACTACTACTGCTGTAGCACTTGTTTTGGTTGTTACTTTAAATGTGCCATTGTTATCATCATTGGTTGCCCCTGATACAACAATGAAGTCACCTGCGAAAGTATTGGTGAATATGCTAGTACCAGCAGTTATGGTTGAGCTAGAAGCAGTAAAAGTTAAAGTTTCAGAAGTATCGTTCACTCTGTTTTCTGTGGCTAAATGATCGTCATTGTATGTGCCTGAATTAGTTGTATGTGATGGATCACCAAGCAAGAAAGTGTTTTTAACACCTTGTAGCCTAGTTAAAAATGTTGTCCACTCTAAAGCATCTGCTCTTTGCATTGGTGGTAGTGTTACTTGTGCTGTCCAATAACAGCCATCGTATTCTTGTATTCTTTGTCTATTAGTAAATACAGATCGTGAAGCTGCAATATTTCTATTTAGCGTAAATGAAACTGTAGCGTAGTTTGGGCTTGTTGGTACTGTAATTATCATTTCATGCCCCTTCTAAAAACACCACCACGATTCATAGCTTCTAAAACAGCACCTTTTGATGATTCTGCTATATCAGGCAATAGTTGTAAAACTTCATTCCTAACTGTGTCTTGTACTCCTGTAGCAAAACTAACTGTTTGATTTATTACTACACCACCTTGACCTTTAGTGTGATCTAATACTGTTTCATTAGGGTGTAGAATTGCTGGGAAGCCACCCTTACCATCTATACCACCTGCTCTTGCACCCATACCTGTATAGCCACCACCCTCATAAACTCCTACAAAGGCTGGTGATGATGCATCGATACTTGGTGTTTTATCACCACTTAAAAATATACCAAACATCGCCATACGAATTTGCAGTCTGACCAAATCCCTTAAAATACTTCTGACAAAATCTTGCCACTCTAGTTTGCCTGTTTCAACAAAATCAGTTAAAGCATCGGCAGCACTATTAAAAGATTTCACCCAAATGCTATCCATAGCATTTTTGAAACCTTGATCATCAAATTCTTGTTTTAATTTATCTAGTGGAGATAGTAGGTCTGTTATAGCAGCACCACCTACTTCGCCTATTTTCAATACTTTTTCTAAAAATTCAGGTAATTCACCACCCCCTGAAATCATATTATCAAGTGTTGTTCTTATTTGTATTGCTTTATCTCTTAAACCATCACCCCAGTTTTCACCAGCAGCAGCACTTGCATCTAATTGTTTTTCGATGTCAATTAATTCATTTTTTATATCTAAAATATTTTGTATAGCTTCTCTCTCTGAAAGTGCTGCTGCCGTAAAAAAAGTTTTCAGCTTAGCGTTGTCTAGCTCATCAAAACTACTCAACAATTCTTGTATATATTCGTCTGCTGATGTAATACCTCTTTCTGCTGCATCTTCAATGTGTTCTATGTTTATACCCGACAATAAATTATTTAAATCTGCACCAAACATTCTTGATTGTAAAAAGAATTTTCTGATTTCTGCTGTAGCATTACCTGTACTACCAACAAATGATTGAATACTGTCGAGAACATCAGCAAGAACAGTAATAGTTGTGATAAAACCTGCAATTAAATTATCCCTAATGGCAATTCCTAAATCTTCAACAGAACCTTCTTGTGTAGCAAACTTTTTTGTAGTGTCACTAATATTTGTAGCTAGGGTTTGCAATATAGGTAAAAAAGCTATAGCTATAACTGCTTTTACTACTTTGAATTGACGATTTATTAAAGCTAAAGTGTCGTTAAATTTTTCAGATTTTCTAATACCTTTTTCATCTAAAATTAAACCATAGGCTTGTGCTTTTTGTATATAAGCATCAAAAGCAGCAGCACCATTATCTAAAACATCTACAATTTGGATTCCAGCACGACCAAATAGATTCGCTGCTGCTGTAGCTTTTTCTGATTGTGAACCTAATTTGGACATTCCATCGGCTACTTCACGAAGTAGAGTGTCCATATCTTTAGTGTTGCCATTAACATCAGTAATAGAAACACCTAAATCTCTAAATATATCGGCTTGGGTTTTTAGACCTCTTTGAGCATCACCAACAGATCGTGTAAATTTTTCGAGTGATTTATTGGCTATTTCAAATGTTGATCCTGATTCAATAGCTGCTATTTGAAATGCTTGAATAGTATCAGTAGCCATTCCTGTCCGAGTAGCTACTTTGCCGATAGCATCAGCAAAATCAAATGACTTTTTAGCCAATACTGCAACTGCTGTTCCCAAAGCAGCTATAGCGACAGTAGCACCAAGAGCTACTTTTGCCACACCACCAACAGCACCAGCAGCACCTTTAGCAGCACCACCCACTTTTTTAAATGTGCCACTAGCCGAATCTTTTGCTTTTATTAGTATTTTATATGCTTGACTTGCCATTCTGTTTTGCTCGTTCTTGTTTTATTTTAAAGTAAGCTGTCCATAATTGGTATTCTTCCATAGACATTTGTTGTATCTCATGCAAAGACTTACCAAGAATCTCTGCTAATTGTAGTTGATTATAAAGGTGATTATCTAGGTCTAATTTTTTTTTACTTCTTCAGGTGTTTCTTCTGCCATAATTTCATTCGAGACACGAATGAGAACATTACGATCTACTTTAGTAAGGAGTGCTTGTTTATCTTCTAAAGAAAAGATTTTTTCTCCGTTTTCATCTAATGCTTTATAGATCAGCACATAGGCTAACATGGTCATTTCACTATCTTTAGCCATAGCCCATAGTTTTTGAGTTTCTTGGAGAGTTAGGGGTTTGGAATAAATCTCTAAAGGTTTATCTTCCTCGCCCCACTCAGGTACGATGATCTTTTTGATATCTAGGGTATCAAAATGAGCTTTTGCTCTATCTATAACTTTCAATTATTAAACAGTTCCTATTGTTAAAGCACCTGTACCTTGTACAGAGAATGATCTTTCCACCAATCCATCGTGAGCTTGACTTTGTGATACACCTGTAACTATGCCTGTACCTGATAATTGATAAGCACCTGAACCTGATCCTTCAGGTTGAAATAAAAATGCTAATGAACTACCTATAGTCATAGCTGTTTGTGCTGTATCTGTATCATCAAATCTAGCATCTACTGATGCTGTAAAACTTGTTAATGATGATTTATAAGTTTTTGCACTATCACCCATTGAAGTATCTTCAATAGTATCTGCTGTTTGCTCTACGGAGAATGATGTAATTTCACCGATGGCGTTGCCACCTGCTTTAACGACACCTGCTGATCCTGAAAATGTTGCCATAATATTATTCTAAAGTTCCTTCTGTATGATGATAAGGTATTTCAAATGTCATTACAACAATTCCAAGTGGATTATCACCTTCTCCATTGAAACTTATGTCTGTACTGACTAGAAAGCTATCTTTAGCTAGATTGTTTATTAACCTATCGCCATACATAGCCACTTCTACTTCTTTTGTAATAGTGTCTATAGTATCGTCATAATTGCTGTTAGCCTTCACATAACCCTCTATAACAAGCGATAATCTTTTTTCTATAGTACGAGGTGGAGACATATCTAATGGCTCTGAGCTTTCTTCTCTGGTGTAGATTAGCAAACAGGGTAGTTTGGTGTTCTCTATTGGATAAACTCTTGATTGAAAGACATTAGAGCCTGTTGTAGTTAGACCTGTGAGTGTAGTTGCAACTCGTTCTCTAATTTGTTGTCTTAAATGTGCCATAACTTATTGTAGCTTATTTGCCTTGCCCTCGATATTTCTTCCAGCTTCTTTTTTTGTTTTTATTCATAGTTGAAGTGCCAACATTCTTTCTGCCTTGCCATGTTTTCTTACCTCTTGTACCACAAACAGGAACATAGGCTGATTTAAATTGTGCTTTTGATTTTTTAGGCACTTATTCTTTTGGTGTATTTGAAGCACCGAAATAAAAACTTATAACTGCTGATGCAAGACCACCAAGATAACCCAACACTAGGTTAATTAATGCTTCTGAGTTTTGTTCAGGTGGTTGTAGAGTAACTAAAAAGATATAACCCATAAAGCCACCAATAGTTATGAAGCCAAGAAATTTAGATGTCCAATCGCCACTAAATCTTGATCTAGCATCTTGCACATCTTCTGTTTCGAGTTTAAAGATATCAACATCTAACTCTTTCATCTGCACCTCAAATTCTTGCTCTGCTTTTTTAAGCTGTAACATTTGTTCAGGTGTTGCCTCTGCAACAGCCTTTTCTATAGCTTTAGGATTGTTAGGGCAACCCAAAACATCGCATATAACATTAGTAGCCATACCACCTAAC